TTTCAAGCAGTTCGGCGAAGCCCCCGGACCGGCAGTCTTAACTGCCATCTACTCGGACTGGGCAAGGTCCGCCGATAAAGCCTCGACCGACCTAGTCGGTCGCTTTCTCGGCTCCTTGCAGCCGGTAACCATGCGAGCCGATTATGTCGTCGAACTGATACATAAGTTGATCGCAAGGACCGCAGCCAAACAGCTAGCAGACAATATCACGGCTGCAATCAGTAACGGAAACATAACCGCCGCAACTAATGCCATCCAATCCTTCAAGCTACCGGAGCTATCCCAACGAGTAGACTATCTAGAGCCGTTCACGGCTTTGGATGCGGTGCAAACGGCATTCGAAAAGACACAATACGAATCCATCATCAAGTTCCCCGCCGACACAGCGCTCGGCCAATGGCTTGGCCCTACGCTCCATAGAGATGCACTGGTTATCCTGTGCGGGGCAGATAAGTCAGGGAAGAGTTCGCACCTAGCTGGCTTCTGTCAGCGTGCCCTCATTCAAGGACTTCGGGTAGCCTATTTCAACATCGGCGACTTATCCCAGGAGCAAGTCCTACGGCGATGGTCAACGGCATGGTTAGGCAAACCCGCCAGGGCGGGTAAGGTCAAAATACCGACCAAGATCGACTACAACGAAGCTAAGGAGCTTACGGTAGAGTTTCAAGAGCAGTATTACAGTTCCGGGTATACGGTAGAGGAAGCAAAGGTCGCCTGGGCGGCTATGGCCGCTAGAGGCGAGCCCAACCGGTTTCGGTTACATTCGACACCGGCAGATACGATGACGGTGGAGGATATCCGGCGTAAGTTGTCGGCCTGGGCCGACAAGGGTTGGGTGCCTGACGTAGTCGGAATAGACTATGCGGGATTGCTGGCGAAGTCCTCTCACACCGAGGGACACGAAGCACACGATCACATCTGGAAAAACTTACGTGCAATTAGCTCTGAGTTTAAGATATTACTGCTGACAGCAAGTCAGGTAAATAAGGAAGCATATTCTAGCTTCTGGTTGGGGAAAGTCAATTTTACCGGGTCCAAAGGAATCTGGGCACATGCGAATGCAGCTATCGGTATCAACATGAACGAGTACGAACGCGAATCGCAGGTGTGTAGACTAAACTACATAGTCTTGAGAGAGATGGAATTTCTCGCAGATCTTCCTAGTCGCCATATCGCAGTGGCCGGTTCTCCTCATCGCGGCAGATTCCATCTAGTCAGTCGATTTATTTGATGCATAAATCAATATTACCTGCTATAATGCGAAAAGCCGTGAGTAACCACACTCACGGCTTTTCTAACCACGTAAAATAGGCAAGTATTTCAGATGGCTGAATTTATTGTAGTGCATTCGGTAAAAGTTGCAACGGAATTTGTTCCCGAGACCTTCGGTCGTTTAACGACCATTGGTCCTAAGTTTATGATGCGAGAAGGCACAAAAGGAAAGCACGTAACCCGTCAAGTTTGTCAGTGTGATTGCGGACAAGTAGCCATCTTTAGATGTGGAGCTATTAAAAGCACTAAAACACGCAGTTGCGGCTGTTTACGAATAGACGTAACTAAGGCAAGATGCACTACGCACGGAAAAACATATTCGGCTGAGTATACCGCATGGTGCAATATTTACAGAAGATGCCTTAATCCTAAAGACCGAGAGTACCACTACTACGGAGGACGCGGAATCCGCGTCTGTGACCGATGGCGTGAGCCTGAAGGGCGAGGTTTTTTGAACTTTCTAGAGGACATGGGTCCACGTCCTGCCGAAAATCTATCTATAGATAGACACCCAAATCCAGACGGCAATTACGAACCGGACAATTGCAGATGGGCAACTGATAAAGAACAATGTAGAAATAGGCGGAGCAATGCGATGTGGACATATAACGGAAAGACTCAATGCATTGCCGCCTGGGCGGAAGAAGTCGGGATCTCCCAATCTATTTTAGGTAAGAGATTTCACAGAGGTTGGTCAGTAGAGCAAGCCCTCACAAGACCTCCAAGGCCGGCGAGGAAAAGAAAGTAAATATCGCCAAATCCTATCTCTGTCTACGAACAACCCGGCTACACTATACTGTATCCGGTAATTTAATTTCCCTTTAACCCATAACAATTATGACACACGAAGAACTAGTAACCGCCTTAGTAAAGCCAGGAGAGGCCATAGCGGCCTCTATGACAGCCGACGACGCACACTTGATGCACATGGCCATCGGCATCTCCAGCGAAGCCGGAGAGCTGCTGGACGCCGTTAAAAAGGCAGTCATCTACCAGAAGGATCTGGACATGGTCAATGTCGAAGAGGAACTCGGCGACATTGAATTCTACCTGGAAGGAATCCGACAGGGTCTAGGCATCACTCGGCAGCAATGCATCGATGCCAACATTGCGAAACTCACTAAACGATACGGCACCGTCTACTCCGACCGTGCTGCCCAAGAACGAGCAGACAAACAAGGAACCGAACAGTGATTAAACTATCAATCATTCTCATCACTTTTGTAGCATGTATGCTACAAATTCCCGCATCGGCTTCCGCCGATGACCGAATCCGTTTCCGCGATAGCCAAGGTCGAATCATCGCCACGGCCACCGTAAAGCAATCGACGATCCAGCTAAGGGACGCCCGAGGGCGTCTGGCAGGTAGCGTCACGGTGAAGGGAAATACGGCAGTCGTCAGGGATTCTCGTGGTAGAATCGGCAAGAAATGAAACCCGCAACTCGCGAAGCGTATCGTTTGTTTACCCAAGGAACCATAGCTCTGTCCAAGATAGAGAGTATCGGGCTCCCGGTAGACACCACCAAGCTGGCTACCGCACAGCGAGAAGTCCAAGCTGAAATCCGTACACGAGAGTCTAATTTGAGAAAACACTCAATTTACGAGACGCAGCAACGGAGGTACGGTGCGGAATGCAACCTTAATTCTAGAGACCAATTAGCCTATATTTTATACGACCATCTAAAGCTACCGGGAGCCAAGAAGTCGAAAAAGTCCAAGAAATACATCCTCGATGAGGATGCATTACTGCTTCTCGACTCCGACTACGTCGCTGAGTTTTTGCAACTGCAAAAACTCTACAAGCTAAAAGGAACCTACCTCGATGCCCTAGAACGCGATTGCGTTAAGGGGCGGGTGCACGGGTTCCTGAACCTACATAACGTCAAATCATTTAGAGGTTCGGCGGATAGTCCGAACCTCAACAACCTGCCGTCCCGAAACAAGTCAGTCACTAAGTATGTCAAAGGATGCGTATGCCCCCCGGAAGGGTGGTATATAGTCGAAATCGACTACTCGGCTCTAGAAGTCCACGTAGCCGCCTGCTACCACAAAGACACAACGATGATCGACAACCTCGAAAGTGGTTTCGATATGCATTCGGCTACCGCGAAGCAATGCTTCAAGTACAGCGACGAATGGGCCGCCGAGAACAAGGCATTAGCCAAAACGCTGCGTACCGCAGCTAAAGGAGATGCAGTGTTCGGGTGGTTCTACGGCAATTATTACGTTGATGTGGCTAGGAGGTTATGGAAGACGGCAGGAAAGACTGGGATGCTGGAGCATCTCTCGTCTGTGGGTATCAAGCGACTGGGCATTGAGTTCGACGAAGGCGAACAGAAATGGGTGGCTAACATGGACAGTGACACCTTCGTCTCGCATATCAAGTCGGTCGAAGACGACTTCTGGGGCAAACGGTATCGGACGTATGCACAGTGGAAGAAAGACTGGTATCGGGAGTATTTAGCTAAGGGGTACTTCCATACGCTTTCGGGTTTTTTGTGGCGAGGCGTAGAAACCAGGAATTTCATAATCAATTGTCCGGTACAGGGCTCGGCTTTCCATCTATTGCTGCAATCCATCATTGATATCCAGAAAGAAATAGAAAATAGAAAGATGCAGTCACGTCTTTTTATGGAAATACACGACTCCCTGCTCGCGTTAGTTCCGGCTACTGAGTTACATGATTTCGTAGCTATGGCCAACGAGTGTATGACTACTAAAATACGGCAACAATTCGGGTGGGTTTTGCTCGACCTTAAAACTGAAGTGGAGTTGTCTCCCGTCAGTTGGGCGGACAAAGTGGCTTATACGGGAGATGAAAAATGAACCTACCCAAAGTAATCGGATTTTGCGGAAACCGGAATGCAGGAAAAGACGAGTGTTGCAAGATCCTGCATAAGAAATACGGTTACTTTGTCCGAGGTTTCTCGGACCCAGTATACGAACAACTAGCGATCCTAAATCCAGTCGTACGAGTGAACGATCACGACATTACTTATACATCAGCGGAATTTAACACAGCGGTGACAGTATTCGGAATAGATTACGTCAAACGTCATTCAGATGACGTTCGACGTTATCTCCGGCTCCTAGGCACTGAATGCGGTCGTCGATTTTTTGGAGAAGACTGCTGGCTAAAGATCATGGATACCCGAATGCGACTCGACGAACGGACAGCGATCCAGGGCATCCGTTTCCCGAACGAAGTATCCTTCCTCCGCGCCCAGCCCGACAGCCTGCTGATATGCGTGCAAAGCACGCGAGAACAGCCTGCTGACCCGGCACACGAATCCGAGGTAGCTATAGACCCGGCTAAGGAAGCCGACTACCTTATACGGAATGACGGTACGCTTCTAGACTTAGAAGCGGAACTAGAACGAGTAATTGATGCCTATTTGTTTTGGAGAGAGTATGCTTGAACTATACAAAAAATACCGGCCAAAGTCCCTCTATGCCGTCATCGGCCAAGCCGTTGCCGTCAGTCAGTTGAAGCAGTTCATTACCAATAAGAACGTGCCTCACGTTCTCGGCTTCTACGGGGAGCCTGGCGTAGGCAAGACAACATTAGCCAGGATTATGGCAGCAGAGGTCGGTTGCACCGACCCTAGAAACATAATCGAGATGAACATGGGACAGAAGACCGGTATCGACGATATCCGGTCGATCCAGGACAACATGGCCTATAAGCCGCTCGGAGGCGGCCCTTGGGTGTATATTCTCGATGAGTTCCACTCATGCTCTAAGCAAGCGTTCCAGGGGCTTCTAAAGGTGTTCGAAGACACCCCATCCTACGTCTACTTCTTTGTTTGTACCTCACAACCGGAGAAAATCGACAAGGCGATCCGCTCGCGGATCACTGGTATGCAATTAACTAATTTAACTACTGCCGAATTAGTGGATCTAATGCAACACGTCCTAGAGACGGAAGCCCGAGCTAATATGCAATTAACTAATTTAACTACTGCCGAATTAGTGGATCTAATGCAACACGTCCCAGAGACGGAAGCCCGAGCTAACGACTTTTCCGGAGAGACGCTACAAGTAATTGCCTCTTCCGCACAAGGCTCGGCACGCCGAGCATTAGTGCTTTTAGAACAATGCATCGCCGCCGGCTTCCAAGTCGAATCCGTGAAACGGATCTGTGCTATCGACAGCGATGAATCCCATGACCTGTTCCCTATTTGCAAGGCGGTCATGTGGCCGGGTAAAGAGTCTTGGGAGAGCCTCTACACCGACTACCTATCCAAGATGACGGACGACGAAGTCGAGACTGCCCGGTGGATGCTGCTGCGGTACGCAGCGACTTGCATGAAATGCAGTAAGAATGCCGCCAGGGCGGCGAAAGTCATCACGGCGATGAAGAATCCGTTCTTCGATTCAAAGAAACCGGGATTTTTGGCAAATTATTACCTTGCTTGGGCAAGTAGGTAGCTATAGTATTACCGTTAGCCCATGACCAACCTAGTCCAAAAGGATTGATACAATGACGAAAACAGTAGATTTAGACCTTACCGTAGACAAGTTACCTGAAGCTCTCTCGTCGCTAGCTAGCGACACAGGAGCATGGGAATCGTCTCTTGCCGATGACCTGTACAAGTTGCACAAGGCCGAACAAGCCTTGAGCTTGTTTAAGGCCCAACTGGAAATGAAGGTGCGTGCCGCACCAATTGAATACGGGATTGCGAAAGTCACAGAGGGAGGCATCGCTTCCCGAATTGAATGTGATGCTCAGGTGGTTGCGTTGACAGATGCAGTCATCGAAGCTAAACTTGCCGTGAACGGCACAAAAGCTATTGTTAACGCACTCGACGTTAAACGAAGCGCCAGTAAGTATTTGGCCGAACTGGTGATTCGTGGATTTACAACCGGCCAATACGGAGTTGACTCTGATGAGTAACGAATTTGATGATTTGAATTTGGAAGGCGAACTTTCTCGTATGGGGGGCGGACAGAGTTATTACCCTGTCGATATTCCCAAGGATCGCCGATGGAAGGTAGACAAGGCGGGTTTGGTTCAGTTGGTCGTCGTGCCTTATGTCACGACGAACTCCCCAAGGACGGAACCGGGAAAGTTGTATTACACACGAGATTGCTACTTGCACCGGGATCTGGGACCAGATCGCAAGAACCGCTACTTCGATTGTGTTCAGACGTTCGGCGAGAAATGTCCTATCGAAGACTATCTCCGGTCGCACAACATCAAGAAACGCGCACAGCGTTTGGGGATGTTCAACGTCTTTGTTATCACTTACGACGACACGCCCGTAGAGAAGCTGCTGGTACTCGATCACTCGTACCGCAACTTCACCGAAGAACTGATGAAGGCAGCCGTCAACAAGGCGAAGCGCCCGAATCAACAGCATGCTAAGGCGTTCATGCATCCGACTGAAGGCAGCATTATTACCTTCAACTGGGAAGCTGCTAGCTTCGAGGGTAAGACGTTCTACAAGGCTACGTCGTTCGATTTTGACAAGCACGGCGGCTCGATTACCTTGTCTACTGGTAAAACGGTTAAGGTGTCGGATCTTATTAAGGATGCCGTTGACCTGGATGCTTGCCTCAAGAAGCTGCCGTATGACGAGGCTAAGAGTCGATTTATCGACTGCTCGCCAATGGCAGCAGCAGGACAGAGCAAAGCGGTTCAGGCCGCTAAGGAAGAGGCTGTGGCGGCTATCGCCACAGCCGATGACTCGGCACCGTTTGACGCGGACTGGGATAAGTAGTACAACTGTGTGAGTTGTGTGTTGGTGGGTTGGGCCGCCTGCTTAGGAATAGGCAGGCGGCTTTTTTTATCGAGGAAATTATGGAAAAGAAATACGTTGTGGCGGCTACAGGTGCTCCGCTAGAGAGACGCCCCGATATGTTCTATTGGAAGGGTAAGTGGTTTCCTGGATTAGTGGACGACAAAGCCGTCTACGACGATCCGGAAGACAGCTTCAATAAACACGTCCATATCCCAACTGCCTTGGAAGAAGGCTTAATCAGACTGGTAGAGGAAAACAATGGCTAAGAAATCAAATATCGAACAACTAGAAGACGCCGTCGCCGCGATGCCGTCCACGACGGCACTATCATCCCCAGACCTAAGCCTCGGATGCGACGTGATGGATCTCCACGTCTCCGGCCAGATCGGTAAATCCGTATCACCGGGCATGTTTGTTTGGTTGCACGGGGATTCCGGTAGCGGGAAGTCCTTTCACGCCAAGATGCTAATGGCGGAGGCGGCGAACTCGCCGCTTTACGCCGATCATCGATGCGTCATTTTCGACGGGGAGAACGGGTCGAACTTCAACTGCGAGAAGTTCTTCGGCTCGAAGCTAGCTGCGAAGCTAGAAGCGATGGAAGCAAAGAGTCTGGATCACCTCTACGATGCGTTAGACGAGATTATCAAGACCCCTTCTGTAATCGTGGTCGATTCCTTCGAAGCATGGCTACCGGCGTCGGCGATCAAAAAGATCGACGACGACCGTAAGAAGCGATCCGAAGACAAGGAGCCAGACGGAACCTATGGCATGGAGCACGGTAAGATCCACTCTAACCGGCTACGGATGCTGGTATCTCAATTGGCTAAGACTAATTCCATTCTCATTGGAATTAGTCAGCACCGTTCCAATGTCCAGAAAGCTAATCCCTACTCACCGAAGGACGTTGTACCCGGCGGACGGGCTATCAAGTTCTGGGCACACGTAGAACTTGAAACCAAGCTGACTACCAAGATCGAACGAGAGATCAAAGGCAAGAAGGTCCAAATCGGGGACAATGTGGCTATCAAAGTCCACAAGAACCGAGTAAACGGGATGAAGTTGGTATTCGAGGAGGAGTTTTATCCTACCCACGGCGTCGATAACATTGGCAGCACGCTGACTTGGCTAGAGTCCAACAAGTACATCACCCAGAAGAGCGGACGATATACCGTCCCTGATTTGTTCCGCGAGAAGACCTACTACCGGGAAGAGTTGATCTCTCGCATAGAATCCGAAGATAAGGAAGCACAGCTTCAGGATCTCCTGACAGCCAGCTTCACGGACTACATGAGCCAAATGCAAGTAATTCGGAAAAACCGCTATGAGTAAACCTTTTATCCTCATCGATGTGAACAATCTGGCACACAGAGCCTTGTTTACTGTTGGCGATTTGACGCACCCCGATGACCCTACCCGTTTCACGGGTGTTCTCTTCCAGATATGGAAGACCTGCGAACAGCTAGAACGGCGGTTCGATACTTGGAATCTCGCATTCTGCTTCGATTCTAAACACAGCAAACGGAAGGAATTGTACCCGGAATACAAAGGCAACCGGGAAGCCAAGCGAGCCCAAGAGAGTCCTAGTGACGCTGAGAAGCGTCTGGGGATGTATCAGCAAATCGATCAGCTTCCTGGCCTATTGCACATGATGGGTGCTAAGAACCTTCTGATGCAAAGGGGCTACGAAGCCGACGACATGATGGCGGCAGCCATCCAAAAGCATCCGGAATTAGAATTTGTAATGGTATCGTCCGATAAAGACTTGTATCAATGCCTAAAGCCGAATGTTCGGCTCTATAATCCGGTTAAGGGTAATCTCTACACCGAAGTCGATTTCATTACGGAATGGGACATTCCACCGGTACAGTGGGCAAGTGCTAAGGCATGGGCAGGATGCGATAGTGACAACGTGCCCGGCTTGCCGGGCGTTGCGGAGAAGACCGCCTGCAAATGGCTACGGGGTCAAATAAAGGAAGAAAATTCCAAATACAAGACCTTTGTAGACAACTTATCGGTCTATAGTAAGAACATGCCGCTGGTATACCTGCCGCTCAAGGGTGCGGAGATCAAACCTTTGGTCGAGCAGACTAGCAGGATTCAATGGTTGCGACTAGCCGATAACATCGGCGCTTATCACGAATTAGGAATGCCTAGCTATGAATGAGAAGAAACGGTTGAAAGAAATCATCCGAAAGCAGGATGAAGTCAAATTGAAGGCACAGGTTCGCCGGAACCTACGCATTTGGAACAAGCTGGAGAAGAAACAGCAGCCCCGGCCACAGATGATTACGCATGTAATGCGTATCAAGGACCGGCACTTGCTCCAGTTCCTTTGCGGTACGCTAAGTGAGCGTAACCACGCTCGTTATGCTGCCATGTACCGGCGGGAACAAGTGTTGCAGATGGTCGAGGAGCGCCCTCTGGTTAAGGCGAAGTGGGAGTCCATTAACAATGGTTAATGGCAAGAACAAAGGGAATACCCACGAAAGACTAGTTGCTTCGCAACTGTCTTTGTGGTGGACCGATGGTCGGCAAGACGACATATTCTTCCGGTCAGCTTCTTCCGGCGGACGGGCTACTCAACGAGCGAAGAAAGGGCAGACCACTGCTAATGCTGCTGGCGACCTTGCTGCGATGACGAAGGAAGGGCAGGAATTCCTAGACTTCATCACGGTAGAGATTAAGCGGGGATACAATTCGATCAGCGTAGCTGATCTCTATGAAAAGGTATCCGGAGGTTTCTGGGACTTTATCGATCAGGCCAAGAAAGCGGCTTCTATCGCCGGGACTCCCTACTGGATGGTCATCCACAAACGAGATCGCCGGGACGCCGTAATTGTGCTGCCTGCGGCAGCCCTGGGATTAGTCAGCGACTTCGGCGAAGAATCGCCGGAAGACGCCCTGATAGCGCATAATTACCACCTGTTCTTAACTGATCCTGACATCAAGACATTACTCAAATCTGCGATTGAAAATGGAAGACGATAAGCCATCATTAGCATGCTATGCCCACTACAGAGAGGCCCAAATGGTAGATCTCCCCGGTATCGAGGAGTTCGACCATTTGTTCTCCGAAGCCCCGAAAACCCGTAGATGGTGGGCATCGAAGCTAGATGTTGAGGATGAACGCAACCGGTACATAGTTGTAGTCGCCGTACACGGCGCTACCAACAACATCGTCGGAGTAGTGGTCGCGGCGGTGCTTAACCGCCCCGTGATTCGGATAGCCCGAATCCTTATTCACCCAGAAGTACGTCGTAACCGTATCGGCACCCGAATCCTATTGCCGCTCTACGCAACCGGCAACTTGCACGGCATCCAGGAATACGAAGCCGATGTGCCTGAAGACTATACCGAAATGCAGTTGTTTTTCCGGTCGCTCGGCTTTATGGCCGAGCTTCCCATAAAAACGAACAAGTATCCCGAACTTGAGAATGGCAACGCCATTACTTTCCGCTGGAGCCCACCTGATGAAGTTCGTTAGAGCCGATTTGCTACGCACGCTGGAAGCGTGTTCGCTGGGGCTAAGTAGCAAGGACAACATGGAGCAAAGTTCCTGCTTCGTATTCCGGAACGGAATAGTCCATACCTATAACGGCGAGATATGCTGCTCCAGTCCCCTAGCGAACGCCGAGGGCGTTCCTTTTGACTGCTACGGTGCCGTTCCTTCGAAAACCCTACTACAAACCTTACGGAAATCTCCGGACGACGAAATAGAGATCACCTGCGAAGCCGACAAAATTAAGCTAAAGGGCGGCTCCGACCGCCGCAAACAACAGATCCCGAAGATGGACGATATCGTGTTACCTCTCGAAGAAGTCGAGCAGGCTACCGAATACGTCGATCTTCCGCCTATTTTTGGAGAAGCCATCGCCAGGGTCGCACCATGTGCGGCAAAGGATTCGGCTACGTTTGCTTTGACTTGTGTAGCATTTGGTCCCAAGGGCATTCAGGCTACCGATTGCCGTCAGGCAATTCGGTTTCTAGTTGCGACAGGTCGCAAAGAGGGAGCCGTGCTAGTGAGAGCCGAAAGCCTGAAAGGATTAGACGGTTTAGGGCTAGCGGCTATCGCCTATGGCGATAACTGGGTTCACTTTAGAACTTATGCAGGCGTGATAGTATCAGTTCGGCTAATAGCCGAGGCATACCCTAACATCGGCACCATCTTTACAGAGACTGCCAAGCAGTCTGTATTGCTGCCGGTATCCGTTGCTGATATCATCGCCAGGGCGATGCCGTTCGTCGCAGAGAAGGCAGAAGGAAAGCAGATTGAATTCACCTTGTCGAACGGAAACCTGTTAGTTCGGGCAGACAGCGGAAGTGGTTGGTTTGAAGAGGATAGAGATTTAGACTATACCGGCCCTACGTTGTTGGTGAAAACCAACCCGGAAGTCCTGCCTAACGTGCTGCGGTACGCAGCTCCGATAGAGGTATGCGAAACCATGATTCGGGTAAAGAGTGACGGTTGCTGCTATTGCGTAAGCGCGGAGGTAATCCAGTCATAGATGTTCACATTCTTCACCCAACATACCAAATCCAAACCGATAGCCCCGGCATGCGGAGCATGTGGCCTGCTCCGCAAATGCACCCACGGGATGCAGAAAGCCAGACCAGGGACGGCTAAAGCCGTCATAGTGGTCGATAAGCCTAGTGCCGACCGCAACATCTCACCGGCACAATACGAACGGATAGAAGGCAATCTGCGAAAGATCGGACATTCGCTACGCGAATTAGTGATCGTTCCTGTCCAAGCCTGCTATTCCGAATCCGACACAGTCGGAGAGGAGCCCTGGAAGCATTGCCAACCGCTGCTAATCTCCGAGATCAAACGTCTGCAACCGGAGAAGGTATTGATCTGGGGGAAGACGGCATTGAAGTCTATGGTTCATTGGCTATGGGACCAGAATGCCGAAATGCCAGATCGGTGGTTCTGGCAAGGGATTCCTAGCAAGGAACTGAATGCCTGGGTATTCCCTATCGGCAGAATAGCGTTAGGTAAGAATCCAGCCGTCAGTGAAATCTACCATACCCGTCAAATGCTGAAAGCATTCAATTCGGAGGGTCGCCCTTACGGCGACCACATAGCCGACTACGCCAAGATGGTTCAGATGCCGGAGTCGATAGCCGAGATCAAGGAACTGCTCGCCGCGGCGAGCCTGTCGCCGCTTACGGCATTCGACTACGAAACCAATAGCCTGAAGCCGGAGAGGCAGGCATCCAAAGTTTATACGGCTTCGGTAGCGTGGCTCGTCGGAGACGAGACTAGGTGCGTAGCATTCAGTATGACGGATGCCTTGGTAGACGCCTGGAAGGCGTACTTGACTTCAGACTGCCGGAAGATAGCGGCTAACTTGAAGTTCGAAGACCGATGGTCGAGAACGAAATACGGGGTAACGGTTAAGAACTGGGTATGGGATAACGTGATCGCTGCCCACATGCATGACCCGCAACCGGGCGTAGCCGGTTTGAAGTTTCAGGCGTTTGCTCGCCTGGGACAGGCGTTTTACGCCCACAACGTGGATAAGTATTTCGAGGATTCCGATACCTATGGCATCAACAAGATCCATTTAGCCAACCGCCGGGAGTTGATGCTCTACAACGGCATCGACTCCCTAGCCGAATTGGATCTGGGGATCTTGCAGATGTACGAAGCGGGGCTCCAAAAAGCCTTCTGGACGAGGAACCTACCGAAGCAGAGCTTCTATCGCTACGGAGAAGTTCTATGATTCGCCAGATCAAGCTAGTCAATTTCCAGGCTCACCGGGATTTGCTGCTGACGGTAAACCCAGGACTTAACGTAGTAGTTGGTGCCTCCGACACCGGTAAGTCGGCCATCATTCGTGCTTTGCGTTTTGTCGCACTCCACGAATCCGCAAGCGGATTAGTGACCCACGGCGAAACCTCTCTCCAAGTGGGCGTCCTGACGCCCCAGGGAGGCGTTGTCCGGTTCAAGAACGCCAAGGAATACGGCTACAAGGTAGGCCAGGAAAAGTTCCTGGCCTGTGCCAAGCAGCAACCGAAGGCAGTATCAGATCGGCTAATGCTAACGGAAGTCAATTTCCAGAGTCAGATGGATTCCGTTTTCCTTCTAGCGTTGACCGGAGGGCAGTTAGCTAGGGAAATAAATAAAATAGTAGCCCTTGACGACATCGACAAGTCGATTAGTTGGCTCCGGACGCAGTCTGCTAAATTAGGTACGCTAATTGACAACGAACAACATAAGCTAATTCGATACAAGACTGACCTGCTGCCATATCAGAACCTAGACCGGAAGCAGGAATTGCTAAAGCAATTACAGGATTTGGCGAAACAAGAGTTGGAGCTAAGTAATCGGCGTGCCGATTTGGCGATGGCGAATACCGAATGCGAGACTTATGCGTGGTCGATACGGCTCCTAAACGCCAAGATCCAGTGCCTAGACTCCATGCGAGCGTATGTCGCAGCGGTAGAGGCCCGTAAAGCCACAAAACAGGGGCTAGAATCGATCCTGGCCGCCCAGGCGGCCTTTGACTCACTGCCTTCTCTGGACGCGAGAATCGCGAAGCTAGAGGGGTTTATCGGGGTGCGAAGCTACCGAGACAGATTAGCCGTCATCGCTTCCGATCACCAGGAAGCCGGCATCCAAATTAAGGCGAAAAATCGCCAAATTCGGGATGTGTTGGCCGGATTGGACGCTATAGTAATTCCGTCCAAACAAAAGATTTCGGTGCTCAAAGGGATCGTCGAAACGATCCAGGAAATCGATCTGACGGTTTTAGCAGGTAGGATTCAGAAGACCGAGGAATCGGTCAGGGAATTAAGTAAACCGGCACCGTGTGAACGGTGTGGGTGGGTTCCGACAACCGAAGCCGGAAGCATTAGGCAGATCGACAAGACTAAATTCGCAGGTGCAAATCCTGCCGGTTGTTTTACTAAAATTGACGGATTTACTGCGGAGTAAAGTATGAATACAGCAACTCTAACCACGGCAGCTATGGCAATTTCCATAGTCCTCTATCTAATAGTTGCCGTAGGTAACTACTTGGACAAGGACTATCCGCACGCCGGAGCGTGGTTTTGTTATTCCTTGGCAAATGCTTTCTTCATCTGGTACGAACTCAGTAAGGATAGACAATGAACAACTGGATACCTATAACCGAAAAACTACCAACGATCAACGAGTTCGTTTTGTTCTGCTGCCACATCGACGAAGAAGGATTTGGCGACGTTGAGTTTGGTTGGTACGAAGGACACAAAACAGAGGGTGATGCTATCGCAATGGAAACACACGACGGATGGTATCCCTGCACTCACTGGATGCCGTTACCGGAGACACCGAAAGTACCATGAAATACTGGATTAAGAAAGCCATTCGCATGGCTATCGGAATTACTTGGATTATTCTGTCGTTTCCTGTGCTGGTTGTGTTATGGGCATACGACGAAGACGATGAGATGCTGGCAGCACTATGGGAAGAAATTAAATGAAAACCCCAATCCTAATCACAACTTCTGACATCCATTTAAGAAGTACCGTGCCCGTTTCACGGGCCGAGAAGTCCTGGTACGACGTAATGGAAGCCCGGTTCCATCAACTCCGTACCGCCTACCCGTCCATCCCGATTGCCGTCGCCGGCGATCTTTTTGATCGTGCTGACACGCCTAGCTCCCTTGTTTCCTGGGCAATCTCCGCCCTCAAGGATTTCGAGCTATACGTCATACCCGGTCAGCACGACCTCATCAACCATCGCTACGAAGACCGGATGCAAGGAGCCTACGGCGCGTTAGTGAAAGCCGGTATTGTCTTTGACATACCGGCCAACACCTGGCGCGTAGTGGGCAATATGCGGAACGCCGTAGCCTTGTTCAGTATGCCCTGGGAGCACTACTCGCTTCCGGGCGAGCCTGCTCTAGAGGGAGTACCCGCCATTTGCCTGATTCATAAGTATATGTGGGCAACGGCTGCCAATGCCTACGTCGGTGTAACCGACGAGAGCAACGTCAGCAAGGCTACCGATCTGATGCAATACTTCAATCTGATCGCCGTAGGCGATAACCACATTGCATGGCAAGCCGGTAAGTTCTTGAACCACGGGTCGCTATTTGCGACCACGTCAGCACAGCAGGACCACATACCGCTGCTAGGGCTAGTCTACGCGGACGGCTCCTATGAAGCGGTACGCTTCCCTGAGCTAGAACCTAAGTGGCAAGAGAGCGTAGCGGCTAAGGCAGAAGAATCGGTTACCGATTCCTTAGCTACGCTACAGGTAACGAAAGCCAGCTTCCGGGAGCAGCTTGCTGCTCAGGTGGAGCATAGTACCGGACAGGAACGAGTCGTCTACGTCGATCTACTGGAGCATTTGGTAAATGGAAAGTAAACCAGTTACTGATTTCCAAGTAGAAGTCATTTGCGTAGAATGCCTCGAAGTAGTCGCTAAAGCGACCTGCGAGATACCAATGGCTAGGTCGATACCTTGTCCATTCAAACATAACGGTAAGTGTACCCTAGTCAAACAGGATTGCGGTTGTGGAAAGCCTGGATAAAGTCAAGAAGGAGCTAGAACAGCTCAAGTCAGAACGGGACCAGATCATCGGTAGGCAGAAGTCGCTCATGGAGCGACTGAATGCCGATTTCGGCATCCAGTCTCTCGAAGAGGCCGTAGCCGAAATCGGCAAGGCCGAGAAGGAGCTAGATCAATTGAGCGAAGAGATTGTCAAACTAAGAAACGAATACCGGGCTATCGTCTAGATGGAACTCGAACACTACCTCAAAACCGAAGCAGTCGCCTTGGCGACTAAGGTAGCGGCTAGGGACGCCCTGCTTCAAAAGCTACAGGATACTGAAGCCGAGATCCTTTGGCTACAAGAGCGGAAGACCGCTCTAGCCGCCGTGGGATCAAAGGTAACGGATATAGCAGTCGCCTGCCAGCAGGAGTGCCAGCACTCCATATCTGCCTTGGTTACCCGATGCCTAGAAGCCGTGTTCCCTGAGAACCGCTACCGGTTCGCTTTGGTGTTTGAGCAAAAGCGAGAACAAACCGAAGCCCGTTGCGTTCTTAACGACGCTGCCGGTAACGAATACGACCCACTCACCGCCTGTGGCGGTGGAGTAGTAGATGTGATATCATTCGCGCTTCGATTAGCTACGCTAATCCTAAGCGTACCGCAACCTAGCAAAGTGCTCATCTTGGATGAGCCCTTTAGGTTCCTATCTGCCGGGCACCGGCCTAGATTAGTAAATCTACTAGAGTCCTTGTGTCAAGAAACCGGCTTTCAGATAATCATGGTAACTCACTTCCCTGAATTCTCTAAAGGAAATGTAATCGAACTCTAATGCCAACGCATCACGATTTCCTACCTACGCACCAACGGCATATCCCCTCCAGCAAGGCGGAAGCCTTGTTAGTGTTCGGTACAATCGGCAGCGAGGAGCTGCCTCTGTACCAGGAACCCACAGACACCATACCCGGCAGCAAGGCTAGGGTAGAAGTCTACCGGCTACGGGCATCTCGCAACGAACCAATCTTCAATCCGCTCGATGTGAACGGGTTTGAAGGACTCGGCATCAAGGTTCCGGCTACCGGCACCTTGCTGGAAAGCATCAACGCAACCCTATTGAAAGAAAAGTATTTATGAGCTTCTTATGTTTGACGGCAGTTTACAACCATCGCCAAGAATGGCTGGAATCCTTGATTCAGGCATTCTACGATCAGGATTACGAGGGACCGGCTACCTTGGTCGTCGTAGACGACCGGGTGAATCCACTGCCGGATAAAGCGATGATGGATGTAAAGGGCAGGGCAGTATTTTTCGAGCCTATGGCAATGCGAGCAGGATCGCTAATGGCGAAGTATGATCTAGGCTTCAACAGTGTTGGCCTGCACTATGATTACGTTTGCGTCATGGACGATGACGACGGATACCTGCCGGACCACCTCTCCCAGCACGCAGCGATCCTAAAGGATCATCCGTGGTCGTATCCGAAGGAGGTGTTCTCGTCCTGGGGCGGACGGATGCAGATAGAGCAATCCGGCGGTCGCTTCTGGGCGAGTAGTGCGTACCGCACTGATGCCCTGGAGGAGATTGGAGGGTATCTGAACCAAGATACCCTGCGAGCGGATTTCGATACGCATTTCCTCCAACGGCTACAAGACCGCTTTGGCGGTCCTAAGCAACAGAAGTATCCTAGTTACATCTACAACTGGGAAGCTACCGGTGACAACCATTCATCCGGACACATTGACGCAGGCGTCTGGAAATATCGGGAAATTCCGGAAGCTCGGGTCACTGGCCCGGTGAAACCGGGCTATAGTGCTGTTATGCAAAGCATTTACGAGATGGCATCCATTTTCAGGGGAGGTATGCAGTGAAAATCCTGCTAACCGGTAACATCTGCAATCTACCGTTCAAGCAGCAAGTGGCCGCCACGACGGCGGCCTTTGCTGCGTTGCCGTTCGCCGATAAGATTGAAACCGTCCATTATGCACCCAAGATGAGCGGTATTGCTAAAGGGCATCTAAAGAATCGGTACGAAACACAACCTTTCTTATTTTCGTTTAGCACACCAACCGATATCGACGCTATCGTTAGCATTTCAGTAGGTATGTCTTCCATTCCGTTCCGGGCGTCCTTCGATCAAATAGGCACGCCTATTTATTTCATAGACGCCAATAATCCAGATACAATCGCTGATGCTTGGCGTATTAGTTCGGCGGAAGTTTGCCGTATTCGCGGTTGGAACGTCGGAGACGTTGTTAGCGACGGGATCGCGTTGCGAGCTATCGATAGGATAGAAGAGTTTGCGGTCTACGGGCGACTGTGTAACGACAACCAGTTTGAGTTCGGAGATGAGCAGCAATTGCTGCTCGATCTCCGGTACAAGAAAGAAGATCTCTAGCCACACTCACCAGAAGCAATCTTTTTGCGAGCCTTCTTAATGGCTCGCATGACTGCCATCTTGACGAAAGGCTTGACATAGACTGCTCCCAGTCCCCGGTTGTCAGCCTCTTTCTTGAGCCAAGTCAAAATCTCTTCGATGTTCTGTTCACAAACATCCGGCCCGTCTGCATCCATCTTTGCGGCGTATCGGTTGCAAGAACAGTCCGGAGTAGATTCGATGCCGATCATCTTTAAGATTTCTTTAAGAGAACTGCCCGCTCCGCACGGCTTACCTTCATCATCCGTCATCGGCCAAGGCGTAATGACCGTTCCACGGTCCTCTTGCACCCTAGACAGCACCGTCATACCATACTGGGCTTCCGTATGATAGACGACAAACCATTCCGGGTTGGCTTTGATAAACATCTTGATGGCATGTAGCATCGATGGCGTCTTTCCATCTTCGCCCTTGATGCCGGAGCCGCCGCTACCGGAAGTACCGTTAAGCATGATGTACTTATCGATTCGGGGACCGAATTCAGCCAACTGCGCCGACAAGTCGGCGAAGGTATGCCGGGAGTGAATATACAGACAATCAAACCTACCTTCTACCTTCGGCACTGGATTGGTGATTGGATTATCAACATCCGTATACTGGAGCTTCCCTTCGACGGCTTCCTTGATAAGCTCTAGGAGCGTATCTCGCTCCGCTTGATACGACACTAGCCGAGGCATCCGGCATTGCTTATCGCACTTCTCCTTATCGCACTTAGTGCGATCACATCGCTTAGCTCCTTGAACCAACGCAGCCGCCAGCCACATCGTCGTTTCACGACGCTTGCTGATTTCCAACGCCGAATTACACAGTCCGCCGTATTCGTAGAACTTCTGGAAGTGGTTTTCTAGATCCCGCTTATTAGCGGAAATCTCAACGGCCATGCTGTTGAGATCGTCGATGTTTAATGGCAACGGCATACCGAAATTCGACTTCAGCACCGGCTTCATGGTTTCGGGGGCGGTGTTTGCCGCCCACCCAGAATAAGGGTCAAAGTTAATGGGATCAGCGATTAGCTTATCCCATAACTCCGGCTTGAGTTTGATCTCGTCGATGAAGTGGTGCCGAATTGGCTCTAGGTCAAGCCCTAGCTCTTGGAACTCAAGCACGTAGTTCCGCATCTTTCCTTCGCGGGTAATCGGGTATCTCGGTCCTTCGGGGCGACCGAAGCGGTGGTTCCAAGCCATCCAAGGTAGGCAGTAGGTCTTCCTACCGGCTTGCCGGTACTTCTCATGGATGTAGCATTCCTCTCCGCCGAAGTGCTTGTGGTGAGGGTTGAAACCTAACCAGTGTTCTTTCGCGGCAGCGAACATCCCAAGCCCTTGTGCCGGTACCTCGAAGATATCATTGTCATCGCCCCATCCCGCTAACTCGAAGCCGAGCTTCTTCGCTGCGTGCTCGTGACCGGACCACGTATGCTTGAACTCAAAACCGAGTTTACCGGTTAGGAGTTCTCGCATCTGGACCTTGGTGCCGTTTTCGGCTTCGGAAGCTATCCAATACTTACCCTCCTTGCGCCAAGCGGTCGTCCACGCGCCGTTCATCTCCGCTCGCCAAATACACTCAAAATGCGTCTGGTGATGCTGCATGCAGTCCATGAGCAATGGGCCCGTAAACATATTCTTTCGCATGTCGGCGTCCGCCGACTCCCAGAACTGCTTCATCTTCGCAATGGCACCGGCTTTTAGGAGGACGTGGCAGTCCATAACAACAACGAGTTCCCCTTGGGCTAAATCAAATAATTTATGCCGGGTAGCCGATGTGCCAACGCTCTCCGCAAATTCGTGGTAACGAATAGGAACAGAAGCGTTCTGGGAGTTGTTGACAAAGTTTCTTAAGTCTTGACCGTGCGGTCCTTTTGGATTGTTGTCTAGGATGACGATCTCACAATCCGTGAGATCGTGGTACATCCTAAGAGCCTGAATAGAAAAGAAAACTCCCGAAAAGTCATCGAAAGTTGCCATAGTTATCGTGTATCGAGGCATAAGATATCCTTGTTGTGGAAGTAGAAAGGATCAGTATAGCTAATGTCCCAGCCTACGTCAATGTTTGGGTTGACCAGTATTCTTGTGCCTCTTCCAAGGTCAGCATCCGCTGACCGAGCTTCTGGTTTACCGCGTTTTTTAATGCCCACTTAAAAGAAAAAGGCAACGGAAACGTAGGCCGGTTCAACTTCAGCCACACGCCCAAAAAGCTAGAGCACGCACAGCCGTAGCGAGGAACGCGCGATTTCCAAGCCTCGAATTCCTGCTGTGTAAACACAGCCAGAAATAACTCGCGCCATAACATTGGCCCAAGTTCACCCATCACCGGCAAAGCCGGTGCCGGAGACTCAACATAAATCTCTTCGGATACCCTAGCTCGGTTTCCTAGTTTACCGCGAACGTAATCATCTAGACTGGACATGGGCCTGAAGTCGTCCCATCGCGGACGACGCATACGGGTATGATGGTGGGTAATACTAATTTGACCGGTCCTTGTGTGTTGCCGTAGACGTCGTGGCAGTTCTCACCCGTGGACAGGATTATTTCTTGTGCCGGTCGCGATACTCGGATAGTCATAGGATTAGCGCCTACGTCTTCTTCGCAGTTTGGAGTCAGGGCGATGACGCCTGACTCCCAAACGCCGCCGTCTCCGCCTATTGCGCCGGAGCCTCTACCTGAAAATCCGTTGATCGTCCAACGATGCCCTCGGAAAAAATCACCCAAACCCAAGCAAGTGTTTGTCTGTTCTATGTCACAATAGTTCTCTACTTGGTAGGGCAGAGAGTCTAAGCATCCAGGAACTAATGGGATTTCTGGGCAATCCCCGATGCACGCAGGGGCAAACGTAGGACTAAAGGCCGGTCGGGTTGTGCAACCCGCAGGGCCACTTAGTACCGGCCACCATAGGAAAGGTTCGGGCGGCACAAAGTCGCCACTTAAATCGATCCATGCTGGTTCTGGTGGTTCTGCTACGCAGACTTGTGAGCCGGGCTCACAAGTTGTAGTCCCGCCCGGTGGTGTAGTCGGTGGCTGGGTAGTAGGAGCCGGTGTCGTCGTCGCCTCCGGTGTCGTCGTAGGAGCCGGTGTCGTCGTCGCCTCCGGCGTCGTAGTAGGAGCCGGTGTAGTCGTCGCCTCCGGCGTCGTCGTGGGTGTCTCAGTAGTCGTCGCCTCCGGCGTCGTCGTAGGAGCCGGTGTCGTCGTCGCCTCCGGCGTCGTAGTAGGAGCCGGTGTAGTCGTCGCCTCCGGCGTCGTCGTGGGTGTCTCAGTAGTCGTCGCCTCCGGCGTCGTAGTGGGAGTCTCAGTAGTCGTCGCCTCCGGCGTCGTCGTGGGTGTCTCAGTAGTCGTCGCCTCCGGCGTCGTAGTGGGAGTCTCAGTAGTCGTCGCCTCCGGCGTCGTAGTAGGAGCCGGTGTAGTCGTCGCCTCCGGCGTCGTCGTGGGTGTCTCAGTAGTCGTCGCCTCCGGCGTCGTCGTAGGAGCCGGTGTAGTCGTCTCTGTGCTCAGACAAGGAAAACTATAGGTGCCGATCTCCGGCGTGCCGGAGGGAAAACACTGGCAGAGACTATCGCATTCAGTGCCTAGCTCTATCGACCACCCGACACCGTCCCAATATGCAAGGCAATTACCACTACAGCTCATAAATACTCTGCTATGCTTTATGGAGGGGGAGGAGCTTCGGTAGTGGTGCCGCCACCGCCACCGGATTCTTCGCAACAAACGCGAGTATACTTACGCCATCTTAACTTCTGTAGCTCAGAACGGTTGGTTATCCGTATCATTTTCCAATCGATCTCAATGCGCATTCGATAGCCTGGTTTCCCGTCTTCTGTGCGGCAGTAGCAAATAATGAACTTAACTCTAGCCTGAATCCATACCCAAAACCGAATCCGCCATCGCCAATACTCCTGGGCTCTCCAACTCCAAGACCCGCAGCAGGAATCGACTGCCGTAGCCGGAACCGTAATCAATCTCCAGTCACACCACGCTCTATCGAAAGGATCAGTACCGGGGTAGAGAAGACCGTCTAGATTTTCAGACCAATAGCCGTGTACGCTATCTAGCCCCGAATAACAATCGCCGATGAACATCGGCCCGATATCCTTACAAACGCTAATCTCTTGCTGGCAGCAAGCTTCGCTGGGTTCTTCTGGAAATTCAACTTCGAAATCCATCCCTAAAAAGTTGAGGCTAGCCCGTCTCCACGGTTTAGCTATTAGAGGGCATTCACAGCAACATCGCTTCGTGCTCATGGGCTTCCCCCGTCGATATTATCTCCGTCCATAGCGGAATCAGGAGCACCGCCGTCTGGGCCGGCGATCATAGAGTCACCAGGACTTCCTCCATCATATGTCGCCGCTGCTTCCGGCGATGCGTCACAGCATCGG